TTACGTTGCTTCTGATTGCACAAAAAGAGGACTGAGACCAATTAGTCCTTTTAATTCACTTCCGAAATTAAAGCTGTAAATCAAATAGCGGAATCTTTCTGTACGTAGCATAATGCCAACAGCCTGCTTGACAGCTTCCAAGCCGTCAATCATGCCAGTTATGCGTTTCTTCTCCGGGTCGAGTTTCCACGTTAAAGATGGTTGTTGCTGCTCCTCTACAGGAGCGTTTAAAATGCTTGCACCGGTTGGAATCATGTGTTCACCACCTTGTCCACTATGACGTATTGTTGTCCGCCCTGCACGCGGAAAAGGAGCACTTTATCTCCAACCATTAGCCCACTTCTAATGACAAGGGGCTGAGTCAGTTCCATTGATGTTTTTTTGTTAAGCGTTGTCTGGCCTACTTCGTCGGTATAGTCATGTTCATGTGATATGTCGACTTCATAACGTGTAACACGTTCCAAGATAACGAGAAACTCCCTTGTCAGGGTGAATCGTTGGTCGACAACCACTTCCAGCGGATTGACCTTAGTAACTTCTCCAAACAGAACATTGACCGGGTTTGCAGCGTCTACCGCCTGCATCCCGGCCAACTTGATAACGTCTAACAAACCGGCCATTATATCACCTTCAATTCCAGACTCATGGTCTGCTCTGCTCCATCGAACCGATGGGTACATTCATCGACAAGGAATGGCTGGTTGATTCCGTATTCCTCTATCGCGATAGGGATGTAGCACCCTGCCCTTACGCGCACGTCTCCAATCGCCTCGATCCTCAAGCTTTTTGATTCCCGGTTTTTAATCGCGATGAGCTGTTGTAGCATCTGATTGATCTGTGCCGTGTTCTTGTTCTCATCAACCGACTGATAGAGTTGCAGCACGCCCCATTTGTCGATGTTGCCGCTGTCTTGGGCGACATATACCTCGCGTTTACCGGTTTCTTTGTTATCCTTATAGAGTTTGATTTTGTTGTATGTGTCTTGGTCAATGCTTCTTTTCGTGGTATAGTCGGTCATCAGGCTGCCGTCTCCAACGATGAAATCAACAAGCAAATCCTCAACATTCCAGAGCGAAAGCTCCCCAAAATCATCGAAGAAAACATAGTTCCGGTTCGTATTCCAAAGCGTTAGCACGATTCCCTTGTCGATGATGTCAAGCAATGTCTGACCATCCTCCACCATGGTCGGTATTCTGTAACCGGTGTCCGCTATTTGTCCGACCTTGAGCTTAAAGTCGTCAGCAATGCGTTTAATTATGTCCCCCACGGTTACATTGGCAAAAACATAGGTGTCCTTCGCCAAAAGATACCGAATCTGATCATAGCAGAGAATTCGGACGTTTTCGTCTCTGCCTTCGTCGATTGAAAAGATATAGCCGTAGAAAACGTTATTGTCATTGTAACGGAACCTGACTATATCGCCGTTATTGTACTGAAACGCCTGGGACTGATATATCGCACCTTTGATCAAAGTGAAATCAAGGCTACCCGGCCTTCCGATCCGGCTTGTTTTCCATGTAATTCCCGTGACGATGTTGGAGATGTCCCACACATTTCCGTTTTTATTATCCAGTAGCACCTCAAACATTCGCGGTTCCTCCCGGGAGTTTCAGCACCATGCCCACTGGCAGTTGCTTGAGTTGTGCGTCAGATATGCCGTTCAGTCGCTGAATCTCGCGCCATTTTGAATCGTCGCCAAGAACCTTTTTTGCTACCGTCCACAGATTTTCGCCGGGGGCAAGCGTATGCGTCTTCGGCGTTTGACGGTCATTCTGGCGTGGTTTGGTTCCTTTTCGGATTACTTGTGTTGTAGTCGTCCCGGTTTGCCTTGTGGTCACATTCACGCGCTGCGCCGAATAGAATACGTACTTTTTCAGCTTGAGCGTATATTCAATGTCACCAATGCCTCCTGCGACTTCTTTCCAATCAAAACTTTCAATACTGACCGCCTCGTTGATGTCAAAGCTAGCCCCGGTAAAAACAAAACGGATGGGGCGCCTTGTCTCCATCCATCGTTTGATCATGTCCACGTATTCATATGGTTGTAGCACAACGCTTGCTGATATGAACGGGTAATTCTGCGCCGGGAAAATGCTACTGAATGCATAAGTGGTAAGTTTCGGGCTTTTGATGACATTGATTTCGCCTAAACCTACAATGTCATAGGTTGCGCTATTGCTGCCGTCTCCCATTTCGATGGAACTGGGGTTGATCGGGATTTGAAAGCCTTCTTGTTGGTTATTCCAACTAAGCCAGACGCCATATTCCAAAGTTCATCCCCCTTTCATGAAGGATACCCTCCATCACTGTCGAAATTTGCTAATGTCTGCCAAGACAAATTCATACAGGATGGAGGTGATTATGTTGGCGCAAATCAAAGATTGGAACATTGACTGCGCAAGGGCTCTGTCTTCTTTTCCGAAAACGGGAAGCAAATTCTTATCCGTGACGAGCGTGGGGATGTTGCTCTTGTCAGAGAAAATCCCGAAAACTTCACGATTCACACGGATAATAATGTTTTCATCGCTATCAACGATGCGGAAAAGAAAATTACAATCGCACGGAGATAGCCTGTCCATCTCCAATCAGCCGGGCGTGCTTCAACTCAGCTTTTGCTTGGTCGAGGACGCGCTCGGCTTCTTCAATCGTGATTTCTTGTGCCTTTAACACGCCAATCAGTTCGTCAACCACTATCTTTGTTTCGTAAGAATCCAATTTCCCTGCACTGCCATCCGTAATGACCGCTTTTCTGACTGACGAGGTAATTTCTTGTTCCAATGCATCTGCAATCTTAGAGATGATCGTATCCGCATCGTTCAGATCCGACTTTACCTCCAATACGATTTTGCACATTTCACATTCCCCTTTCATCAGACATTAAGTATACCTCTTGCCGAAGATGCAATTTCTTCATGGAGACGATCGCTGATATTGGCAATAATCTCTTCGATGGAACGGCCGTCCTGCCTTACATGTGTATCTCCAAAGGTAAGTTGCGGTTGCAAGGTGACGAAGTTTTGGATGTTCTTCATTTCGGCCAGTTCGCGCATGACCTTGAGGTCTTCACTGCTGATGTCTACTTTGTCTTTGATCTTGCCGACTTCTCCGACTTTATCGATGCTTCCCAGTTTTGGCACGTTTAGCGCACTATCAAGGGTAGGGGCATTAAATAGTCCGCCGATTGAGTTGAAGGCTGACTGCACTCCATCAGCCGCAAATTTGCCTACTGCACGCCCCATCTTTTGCCCGGCACTAAAAGCCTCGCCGTAATCTTTTTGCTCAAAGCGCATCAACTTAACGACGTCTGCTTCGGTTTTGAGGCTATCACGCGCTTCTTCGAGGTTTTTGAGAATGTTCCCCAATCCTTCTGTGATATTCACTTTCAAACCTGGAATTTTGTTGATGATGTTCTCAATTCCTTTAGCCAGGTTCTCCATCCATTTCAGCGCGTTGATTACTAGGTCGTAGAAAAGTTTTTTCGTAGCGTAGACCGGATCTTTCCACACGTTGATGAAGAATTCTGCAACCGAAAGAACGACGTTGGCGAAAAGCGCAAAACTGTTAGAGAGAAACGCGAACAGAACGCCGAAAATTCCACCTACAAATCCAACTACTTCCGCAGTCGCGTCTCCCCAACGATATAGTGAATAGATGATAAGCCCAATGGCTGCGCCAATGAGTAGAATAGGCCAATTAATAGCCAGCCAAGCTGCAGCTTGTGCGAGTAATGGAGGAACAGCCGCCCACAAAGCTGGAATCATTGCCCATAGCCGCTGAATAATCAGCGCAAGATAAGCTGACCCAATGGCCACAAGAATCGGCTCGATAATACTCCACCCGGATTGCACCGCATTGACAATCCAAATGATCGCATCCAGTATCTGATTAGCAGCATAAGCCGCAGCATGAAGCGCATTGATCATTGATTGCAAAAACGCCGATCCTTGAGTAGAGTTTAGCCATCCACTTAACTTTTGGAATACCGGTTCGAATGCCATAAACGCTTCGTTTTTAAACTGTTGAAACACATCGCCGAACGTCTTAGGCATCGTTTCAAACTTTTTATTGATGTCATCGGCAGCAGCAAAAAGCGCTCCTTTGATAATATCTGCCGTGATCGTACCATCAGCAGACATATCTTTTAGCTCGCCTTTCGTCTTATGGGTAAACTTCGCGATAGCGTCGGCTAACATCGGAGCGTTTTCCATAATTGACCGGAATTCATCGCCTTGAAGCTTGCCTGCCGCCATAGCTTGCGTGAGTTGGTACATACCGGCGATTTGTTCCTCACTCGAGGAACCGCTAACCTTGAACGATTTTTGCATCAACTCAGCAAACCTGACAATCTCGTCATTATTGTTAAACGCATCCCCAGCAAGCAGTCCAAGCTTACTGATGCTGCTTGCCATTGATACAAAGTCGCCACGAGCACGTTGAGCAGCGGCAAAAACGTTGGCTTGGAGATCATCAAGCGTCTGTCCTTTGTCTACAATCAGGTTCAGACGCGCCTGTGTGGAAATGAACGTATCAGACGCTTTAAGCGCGGCTTGCAGCGCTTCTGCCGACAAGTAAGCGGCCGCAATACCGGCTGCAACCTCCTTAATATTACTGAGCAGTCCGCTTGTTCCTGAATTAGATTCGTGTACGGAGCGATTAAACTGTTGTTGTGCTTTGCTCGCTTGATCAAGATGCTGCCTTATACTCGCTTCCGCCGCTGCGATTTGCTGTTTTGCGACAATCAAAGTTTTATCTATTTTCACGTTTTGATTTGCCGCGCTCTGCATTTTGTACATCGCGGAGATCATCAAATTCATACTGCTTGTTATATTTTTCAACGGACCGCTCATTGCATCGAACATTTTCAGCGTCCCACTAACTGTCGTCATCTCATCACCACCTTTCCAGGCAAACAAAAAGCGCCCCTTTGGGGACGCGCAAAATTTTTACATCAAAGTGTGACGGTTTGTGCGGTCGGAAACTTTGATTTTACGAAATTAGCCATTCTATGCGCTTTTGCATAATTTTTAATATCAAAAACCAAGACTTTCGGCTCCAATTCCCCGGAAGGGCAATAATTAAGTACCAAAAAATCTCCCTTAATCTTCTTTTGCCCTACCCCACTTATAGCTCCGACTAGAGTTCCGACTAAGCCGAATGGAAGGATCGTGCCAACAATCGCTCTCCCGATAACAGATTTATCTTTTTTCAACAGATCACTCTTTCTTACGCTTTCAGCAGCCGTAATTTGAGAGTAACTCAACTCGAATGAATTTCCATTCGCTTCGATGATGATTTTCTCATCTGTGAAAAACAAATTTGTCAGGTTATGCTGAGGCACGCTTGGTAATCCATGCATATGAACGGCCACACTATATTCTCTGGCCCCGAGTTTCTTGGCCTTTGATGCCGTCTTTCGGCTGAGGATGAAACCGACCCCGCCAAGAGCAAACAGTAAGATTATTACAACCAGAAATGGATCCACAGAAAAGACCCTCCCTTATCGGCTGTTTTTGCTTTTCATGATTTTACCACATTTTTCATCCGGAGGGTTATTTCCGTTTTATTTTTGCCGCCGCTTTTTTCTCTGCTTCTATGCGAATGTCAATAAGAGCGAACAGCGCCGCCTTTTTGCGATCATCGTAACTCGCCAATTCCCACGGCAATATTCTAAGCTTATGGAGGGCGTAGTAAGCATAATTCCACTCACCATCGCCCTCCTTTATTAGTTTTTTACCTCATCGACAAGATCGTTAATATCTCGGTCAAAACCGTTGATTTCTTGAACCTTTTGGACCAATGCAGCATATTCACCGGCAAGCAGCATCTTTTTCAAAAGGCCCTCCGCGCCAATCACACCATAGGATTTCTGCAACTCGGCGTCTTTCAGGTCCGGAAAGACAACACTGGCAACAGCTACCTTCGCCAGGTATACTTCTGGCTTCGTCTCCGGTATACGCTGTCCGCCTTTTCCTTTTACCATCTGCGTCGAAGCCTTACGAATTTCTTCGTTCTCCGCCTCCGAAAGAGTACGCAATTTCCACGGAATCGGCTTTCCATTTTCGTCCTTAAACCTCTCTGAAACAACGAATTCTTCGGTGATATTAGATTGAACGTTTTGTGCAAAAAAGGCTTGCAAACTACTCATAATACATACCTCCATTTGATCCAATCTGATTTTCATAAGAGAGGGGGCTTATTAGGCCCCCGAGAGCGTAGAGAATTGGTCCAACAGGTCGTAATCTGAGAAGGTGAACGGCATCTCTTCATCCAGCATATCATCGCTGGTTGCATCAAATTTCGCTGCTACCACACTATCAAGGTTACACCCTAGCAAAACAGCCGTCTGCTTTCCTGTGGAGGAAGTCGGGTCTTCATTGATCACTTGAAGATCGAACCAGAAATCATTTCCCGTTTTCACAAAGTCACGCATAAGCTGCCGGAAAACAGACGTGACATAATACACAGTCATGGTTCCAGAGCCAGACCACCCGGCAGAACGTTGCGGCGTGTTGGTTTTGCCCAAGACCGGTACGTCAATTTTATTTTTTTCAATCGTTGCCTCAAGCGACTTCGCATAAAACAACTCTTCGCGTCGTCCGTTGATGGTCGCATAGGCTCGGGCCATCTTGCCGCTGATTGCGTCTTGTTCGCGCATGAACGCCATGGTTTATCCCTCCTACTCAACCGTGATCGTAATGTAGATTTTCGCAATAGCCGATACTGGCTGGACCCATTGGTTAATCACAACAGCATCCACGTCAATTCCCGGCAATACCTCAATGTCGGTTTGCGGGTCAAAGTTTTGGATTGCCGCCACGTTTTGGTACTGCCCTGATACGTTGATGCACTCGGCTTTCAGCAGGTTGCGACCATCTGCATTGTTGGGAACTTTGCCAAGATAGTAGTTGCTGAAAATGCGGAAATAATCATTTGCAAGCCCATCCACAACGCGGACAACCTGGTTATTGCTGAATGATTTGTTTTTGTCCGGCGTAAAACTTGTGAAGGTGTTAATGTCCATTTCCACAATGGCCTTGCCATCGAAGCCAGTAAACAAGAATTCGCCGTTTTTCAAAGCCTCAATGATCTGGCTGTTGGTATACTTCGGCTCAACGTCTACAGCACCATCGTAAGCGTCGGCTGTGAGCGATTGATTGACTTCTGCGGCAGCCTCCGCGCCTGTTACCCATGCGACTGCTTGGTCGGCAGTAAGCTTTGTGCCATCAGCCAATACAACGCCGTTCTTGACGCTGATAATGCCCTCATAATCGGCTATAGGATAGTTCTCAAGAACGCCTTGAATCTTTTTGCCTTCGTCCTCGCGCTGGCGTTTTACAAAGGATACGAATGCATCTTTGATCGTATTGTCCGTAGCTGTAAGGCCGATGACATTGAACTCCTGAACCTCAACAGCACTCCAATAGTCCGCATAATCCTGCGCCGTAGGTGTGCCATCAGCGCCGCTTGTGAGCGGTACGCCCGCAGTGGCTGTAAGCGTTCCTGTACCATTAAACGTTACCCAATCATTTGCTTGCAACTCGTCAGCAGTAGCCACCGTTTGGCTGTCTGCTTCTTCGCCAGAGACAAAAGTTTTCACATCGAATTTGCTGTTATCATCAATGTTTTGGGTAATCGATACAGTAATATCATTACCGCGCTTGCCTCCATATTTGGCTGTGATGGTCAATGATCCCACCGTAGCGGTTGCTTTTGTCCCTTCGTTAAGACGATACAACAGAAGAGTTTTGGCGCGTTTCAATGCCTCGCGTACAAGCAGCAGTTCGGGGGCCATGATGCCGTATCCAAGCGTTTTTGTTGGGTCCTCCCCTGCCTCAATTGAGATAATCTGTTTTGCTGGCCCCCAAGACAAAGGCAACGCCAATGTAGCGATTCCGCGTTCCCCAATCGTGCCGAGCGCTCTTTCCCTGCTCTTAATGTTGACATAAACCCCTGAGCGGACTTTGTTTTGAAAAGTAAAGGTTCCACCTGCTGGCATTCTATTTCACCTCTTTTGACAATGTTTTCTTGAGCAAATCTCGCGCTTGCGCGATGGTGTATGTTTCGCCATCCTTCAAAATTGAGCGAAGAAAGTCTTTTTCCAATCCTGTAAACTGCTTGGAAGCCAAAAACTGCTCTTTGGTAAAGTTCGGCTCCTTTTGAGTCGGTTTTTCCTTTTGACTCACACTTTCACCTCCTCTTTAACCTCAAGGGTTTGCATGTGTGGATAAACGGGTTTCTGTTTCCATACATGCATGCGGTATGTGACGAAAAAGTGCAATACTTCGTCAACGATCTCCCACGACATGTTGATTCCGTTTATCGGCCGGTCGTTTACCTGGACCGTTTCCAACACGCTTGTCAATTGGTCAGCCATGTCGATTCTGTCTTTGTTTGTATCAGCGAAGTAATGCACGTCGAACGGTAGTTCTCGCACGTAGCGCCTGTTCAATTCGTGGGTGTGCGATGGTTCCAAGAACTTCACAAAAAAACAAGGAGTGGTTAATCCCTCCTTGATCTCTTCGCCGTATCTGTCAATGCTAGGAAATGCCTGCTCTAGTGCTTGGAACACACCGGTTCGCACATCCAGAAACGTGACTGGTTGCATTGCATCACCCCTTCTTTGGCGGCCTGCCGTTCATGATGTTGTCCAGCAGTTCGACCATTCGCTTTTCAAGATAGCGCGGCAACTCGCGCTCGATTTCCTGCATGGATATGGTCATCATGAACCGGCCTTCTACCCATTTGGTGAGGTCGCGTCCACTTCTGTGACCGTACTCGACGAATGCAATTTGTTATCCCAAAGGCTTTTTATCCTCTGGTTCTTACGGTTTCCCGCAAGTTCGGCGTACATCATAACAAAAAAAGCCATACCTTATCGTCATGGCCTTTTCGTCCCGGACACTCTTGGGGATATTATTGCTCCCTTAGCGCTCAATCCCTACGCTCTACGGTGGCGGGTGGTGTTCTCGCTTACCACGGTGTTGGCATATATCAGATATTGTCCAATACTTAGCGTTCACCGTTTTTGCCCGGTTTTATATGCCCCATTTCGTTAAGGCATAATGCGTGTTGTTAAAAATCTCAATCTCGTATGCATCGCCTTTTTTCGCAACTTGACCAATTTGCCAACTATTTCGCAATTCGCCAGTATTCACGGGAGTGCGCTTCTTGATCTTTCGTATGGAACGCATCGCCATTTCCATGAGAAAATCGCGGATAAATCGTTCAATCACACGTTCATCCAACGTTTTTTGGAAGGCTCCGGCCAGCTTTTTGAAGTCACCGAAATCAAATTTGCCCCACTTGGCCATTAAGCCCACTCCTTGCGCTGGATACTTATTTCCTGATGGGACGGATATAGGAATGGCTCTCCTGCCTCATATTTGCGCGTTACAGTACCCCGTGTGGCCGCAATCATATCACCCTGCTTGATCTCCAACTCAGGCGCAATAAACAGCTTTGTCTCATACGCAATGTTGTTCTGCGCGTCTGTTTGGTTGTTGGTCCCGAGCGCTTTTTGCGAAATACGACAAGGTTGGTCAATGTAAATGGCGATAGGCTGTTGTATGGTTTCCCCGGTGTCAGGGTCCGTTGCTTTCCCGTAACGGTAGATGGTGCATGTGTCTTCGTATAGTCTCTCAATTTGTCGCCTGTGGCGTTTGTAATTGATCGCTACCATACAAGCCTCCGGTACCGGTGCAAGTCCGCTCGATAGTCGAACACGATCTTATCAATCACCGACTTAGCTGTATTAGTCAACCCGCCACCAGAACCACTACCGCCCGAAACAGAAGTGTCGCCCACTTTGACATTTGCCCCGGCGCTAACACCAATACTGTCAGCAATCTCGTCCACGTTTGGCAGGTCGACACGCAACGCATCTACGACCATCGAGGCCCATACATAGAGAAGGGCATCAGGAATGCCCGTAATGTTGCAGTAATGACGAATGCGATGACCGATCTCCACAATATAGGAGAGGACAATCGCATCGTTTTTGTCATCCGCGAGGCTGAGACGTAACTTGACGATTTGCAACACTTGTTCCTCTTGCGTCATGGGGGTCACCCCTTGATGATTCCTGATTTTACAAATGCTTCTTCATCTTTGCTGTCAATCTCGATTTCTTCACCGATGGCATAACGCTTGCCGTGGTATTTGATATTTTTCAGTAGCTTTACCTTTTGCGCTTTCGGTTTACGTGTTTGTTTCTCCTCTTGTTTTTGTTCGTCAGACACGCTTCACACCTCCATAAAATAGGAGAGGCGTAATGCCTCCCCTTAGTTTCCGGCTACTTTGGCGATGAACACAGAGTCGATTGCCTCGAACGATGGCATGCAGATTTGGCTTACGATAGTCTCGACGTTTACCGGATGCGGTTCCTTGATGGTTGTGACTGCGACACCGGTATTTACAATCTGCACTTCCGCAGAGGTTGCGCCACTCATCAAATCTGCTTCCTCGGGGGTGGTACCATAGTACAGGTTGCCAAGGTTGCCATCTGGAATCAACGTGAACATATCGTCCGGGAAGAACAATTGAGCAGCGCCACCAACTTCCGTAGCGAATTTTTTGTTGTACACCGCTACAGAAATGCCCAATTTTGCAGCAAGATATTGCTGCAACATGGAATCGGTCAGGATGATGTTTTGTCCACCTGCGGGATTCATGTCCAAGCGAATCACATTGTTTGCAAGCAGGTAATTCCACGTTTTACGCGTGCAAATTGCGCGGGCAGGACGAACGCCTGTGTCATTCTCCACTTTATCCTGCCATGTGCGGATGTCGTCAATCGGATTGCTGTTCGGGTCGCTCCATTGATCGGTTCCGGTCAGCGTTTCCGTATGTTCCGCAGGGAGTTCGTAGTTATAGTCATAATTGATCCGGTTTGCCACAATGGAAATTTTACCGGTCGAGAGCAATTGCATGATCATGCGCTCGGATACAACCCGCGCACCATTGACTAGGTTAGTTGCATCGTCGTAAATGCGATTGATAACCGGCATGAGGTATTGCGAGTTGGTAGAATCCATGAGGCGCAGGAGTTCTTGACGTTCTTTCTCACCAACTCGCATAGCTTCGCGGAAGAACGGCATTTCTGTATCAACCTTGGTCAACCCAATCCGGTCACGCAGGGTCGCCTTTGCGTCGAATTCAGATGGTTTCAGCGATACAGGAAGGCCGTTGAATCCCTTGATCCAACTCAGATCAAGGCCAAGCTGTTTGCGTGCTGGGAACAGCGTTTCTCCCAAATAAGGGATACGATTCGAACCATTTTCCTCATAGTACGTGGCAATATTACGGGCATTAATCAGATCGAAAATTGTAGGCATGTGTTATCTCTCCTTTTTGATTACTTAATGAAGGCGACTTGTTTCAGCGCCGATTTTGCATCTTCCGAAGGGGCTTCCGGCAGTTTGTCTACAGCAATAAAGCCGTGGATAATTGCCGCGCCCGGAGCTGGTCCGTAGGTTACATCAGTGTCGTTGAAAAGCACACCCTCCGCAGTTGCATCATTGGCTTTTACTGCCTTTTTGGTGTCGTCAGCGATAAAACCGCCACCGATGATGGTTCCAGCGGGAACGATCTTCTTCCCTTCTGCGTTCGGTGTTACACCGGCATCATCAACGGTTACAGCCAACGCTACATAGTGGTCAGGGAATTTCAAAATTTGTTTCGGTGTGCCATATTGCGTCGTAACAAATTTGCTCATGGTTTCAACCTCCGATTATTTGAAATAGTTCGCTTGGGCCTGCTGCATTGCATCGCCCGTTTGTTTGTTCTGTGCAGCCAATTGCTTACCGAGATTAGGCTGCTGTTGCTCGTTGCCTCCACCGCTGCCGTCCGCTGGCTTCAAACCTCTGAACTGGAATCCTTTGTCTTCTTTTTCCGGCACAAACAAAAAAGCCTTGCTTTGCTGCAGGGCTTTGATTTGGTCGTCGAAACCGGCTTTCACATTGCCAGCCTCGTCCAGTTCGATTTTGGATTTGTCCAGCAGTCCGAGTACAAGATCAGGATCATGTACCTTACCATTCAGCGCCAATTTCAAGGCGGTGTTGGTGCGCAGTTCCTTCAACTCGGCTTCGTATTTCTCTTTGGCCGTTTTGTTTTCGGCTTGCAGTTGCGCGATTTGTTCTTGCAGCACTTTGTTGTCTCCAGCCGACTTTTTCAGGTCTTCGAGTTGTTTGTCGCGGTCTTTTAGGGCGGCTTCCAACGACTTCTTAGCCTCGTTAACCTCATCAAACTTGCTTTTGGGAAACCAATTCCCATCGGATACCACTGCAAGTTTATGATCGCCCGCCTTTTCAGTCACCTGCTTATACAACTCTTCGCCCAACAACTCTTTCAAATCCATCTTTCAACACTCCCGATTAGGTTTTTAGGCTGGTAACCCGCCAGCATTCGGCTTTCGTTCAGTTTTACCCCGAACCTTTAAAGAGGGCAGCAGAA